TGGTTGCTGGCTAATACCACGCAACAGGTTCGGTATCTTCTGGGTTAATGTCGTCATCGTGCAAGTGCTTTAAACGGTTGGTAGCTGCTGTAGTAATTTCCATTATCATTCCAACCAAACATAGAATAGTCACCCTGGCGGGTTTCATATTCCATCAAAGCAGCTTTGGTTTGTTCTTCATCTACCGCAAGAATCCTAACTAGATCGGTGTTACCAACCAATTTAGTTGCGACTTTACGGGCAGATTTAGCAATGACGTGTGCTTGGAAAGCGAATGGTAAATTATTAAACTGGTAAAAATAGACAACATCACAATGAAGGTGATCACCAGTTCCGAGTATCGTTGCTGGAAATTTAAATTCATCTCTGTCACTATGTTTGTGGTGGTATTTATCATAGAGCTTACCATCTTTTATAATAATGGCAAAGTTATCTAGATGAGCTTCTCTGTTAGCATCAATCTGTAGAATGTTATCTGCAACAGGAATCTCATCAGAGCTGTTGGGTGTAAACTCTACATCATGTTCTGTGTTAAAGTACCATCCCTCTGATTGTACTTCTCTGCTTACATCTCTTAGAGTCTGCAAGACTGTATACACTTCTGGGTTTTGTAGATCCAAAGTGGTGACAGGGGCCTGTCCCACAGCACTTAGTATTTGATTAACTGCATCCAGTTCGGTGGACACGGCTTTATTAGGATTAGGCATGTCGTATAGATATAAAAAAAGGGAGCCCCCGGTTAAGGAGACTCCCAATGAGTAAACAGAAAAGTTATCAAGCAGCGAGGTCGATAACTTCGTTTTGAGTAGAAGAACCGGTACGTGCGGACAGCTCGGAAGAAGCCGAGATAGTACCAGGAGTACCTTGAGTACCAGTGCGTCCACCAGCAGTGATGGAGATAGCGCTAGCACAGTTCAGGTCAGAGCAACCCATAGCGAGACGGGACACGATCAGGTCACCCTGATACATGACACTCACGTCACCGTTAGTGGTTTGAACTTCAGGACCAATAGCTTCGACCACACCAACAGCATCGCGGTTGTAGATCAGAGCTTGCAGAGAACGGTTGTCAGCATCTTGGCCGGAGGTACCACCATAGGTGTTGTTCTCACCGCTCACAGCTGCATCGAAGGTGCTAGGCAGGTTGTTAGACTTCATGATCTTAATACCAGCAATGCTGTACAGACCAGAAGCACCTTGACGTGCATCACCAATCTCATCACGGTTGATCAGGTCATTGCTGTCAACGGTGCGGAGCAATTGATAATAGCTGGATGGCGACATAACGGCCACACGGCCATCAGCAGGCACGTTAGTCTCATCCATACGCTGAGCAGCGCGGAAGAAACCTTCGACCAACTTAGTAGCGTGATTGGTTTGACCAGCGCGAGCAGCGAAGCCAATCTCAATCTCGGTGCCGCAGTTAACATTGGTGCCTGTAGAAGCAGCAACGTTACCAGCTTGGCGAGCAGCACGGGCGATAGCTTTGAAGATGTTCGAGTCATATTTGTTGGCTAGAGCATAGCCCAATTTACGGGCAATTTCTCCGCGCAAATCATAATGAGCAAGAACTTCGTCGAGATCATAAACGAAAGTCGAAGCTACTAAAAGATCATCCATCACGATCGTCTTTTCTGCCACGGCCAGTTTGTTGGAGGTAGAACCGCCTTCAGTGGTAGCACCGAGAATGGGCTTACCAGGCTCATGGTAGTAACTTTCCAGACCGCCCGTGAAGATGAACTGCATTGATTTGCCGTTCTTCAGGGTGCGACGCATAACAGTGTCGCGAGCGATCGTTTGGTTCTGGTAAGCTTTGAACAGCTCACCGCTAAATAGTTTCAGATAAGTTGCGTACTTTTCTGAAATAGTTTGTACCCCAGCGGGGTAGCTAGTCGTTAGGGCACCATTATGAGTGCCGCCAAACGACCCAAAATTCATATCAGCCATTGATATTGTTAATGAGAAGGTTTACGTTTACCTTCAAGCGCTTGAAGTATTCAATTTTATTGTGGTCTATCCCACCGTCTAGACGGCAGCAAGGTGTCCTCCTCAGAGGGCTTGATGCCAATAAGCAGGGGAGGAATTGCACCTCCCCGTTAGGTCTACCTACTTAGTTTTTAGAAGGTAAGCAACGCCGCGATACTTCAGCTTAGCTGCTTTTACAGCAGCCTCTTGCTCTTTAACGCGAGCTTGCAGTTCAACATTAGGCATGGTGAATCTCCAGTTGTGAAGTATCACACCCCCGTTCCATGGTGTGAGAGTTATGCGTCCAGCATGTAAGTCTCTTCTAAGAGTACACGTTGCAGACTATCTTTTAAATACTCGTAGTATTGCTGCTCTACCGGGTCACCACCTGGCCACTGTTTATGGGCGAAGGTGACAGCCTTGTGGAGCATACGTAAAGAGGTGACTGTAAATTGTAGCTCGTAGATGTTATCTTCCATATTGGATGAACGTACGTTACTTAGAAAGAATATTTGAACCCGGCTTTAGTCCCAACTCCAAGCCCTTCGACTTCGAGACCTTCAGAGGTGATAGCAGAGACTTCGCCGTAGGCGGAGAGACGCTTAGTAACACCGACGTTCAGGCCGACTTTACCAGAGGCAGCACCAACTTGCTCAGCGTCATCTGGGAAGGACACAGCAGGTCCACCCTGAATGTACCAGCTGGAGCTAGAACCGAGAGCATTCTCATAACCCACATGGGTTTCAAGGAGAGCACCTTGGTAGTCCTCACCGGACCAACCTTGGTTTGCTTCAACGTTCACATAAGGACCAGCTGCAACAGGAGCAGCGAAGGCGAGAGTAGAGATAAAGAGGAGGGTGTTTTTCATTTCTTTTTGTTGTTGTAATTAGATTTCTTAGTTCCTTTTGCTTTGGCTGCAGCTTTCATCCCCGCTGCAGTGTAGGGAAATTTTTTACCGTTAACTTTAGGCATTAGCTTTTTGCAGTGCGAGCAGCTGCCTTGAAGTTAGCAGCGGTGGGCCGACCTTTCTGGCCGGGTCGTTTGGGTTTCTTACCCTTGAGTCGGGCAAGGTGGATGTTCCTGTACAAGCCAGGCTTCATCTGTTCCAAGCGTTTTATTTTTGCGGCTTTAGATTTTGCCATCTAGCATTTCCATTTCCGAAGTGCAAGTGCCTTTCTGGTAGGCTTACCATTCTTACGCATCGGTCCCTTCACTCCACTCATACGAGCGCAGAAGGAACGCTTACGTCCTTTTGCTTTTTTAGTTTTAGGATTAGGTGCAGGAGGTTTTAGGTTGGCTCCTTCTTTCCTTTTAAAGTAGCGGCGCCCAGCGGCAGTCAAACCACCGCTAGGACTTTTATGTTCTTTTCTCACCAGAAGCCTGGGATAAGTTGACCAGTTACAGCATAGGAGCCGATCGCAGCGATGACTCCCAGCATAGCCAAACGCCCGTTAAGGCGCTCAGCTTTCTCGTTATGGGGGAGAGAGTTTTCGTCGATGTACATACGTGGTTCAGTAGGCCAAATTTGAGTGTCGTTCATTAACCGATAGCGGGTGAGGTAAGTGCAACAGGAGTGGACTCAGCAGCAGCCAAGTCAAGAGGGAAGTTGTGAGCATTACGCTCGTGCATCACTTCCATACCCAGACCTTGACGATTGAGCACGTCTGCCCAGGTATTGATTACGCGACCTTGTGAATCCTGAATAGATTGGTTAAAGTTAAAACCATTCAGGTTGAAGGCCATAGTGCTTACTCCCAAAGAAGTAAACCAAATGCCAATAACAGGCCAAGCAGCCAGAAAGAAATGAAGACTGCGAGAGTTATTGAAGCTGGCGTATTGAAAAATGAGTCGGCCAAAGTATCCATGAGCTGCGACAATGTTGTAGGTTTCTTCTTCTTGTCCAAACTTATAACCTTGGTTTTGACTTACATTCTCAGTCGTTTCACGAACCAGTGAACTGGTGACAAGAGAACCGTGCATAGCAGAGAAAAGAGAACCACCAAAGACACCAGCCACTCCCAACATGTGGAAGGGGTGCATGAGGATGTTGTGCTCTGCTTGGAAGACGAGCATATAGTTGAAGGTACCTGAAATACCAAGTGGCATACCGTCTGAGAACGATCCCTGACCGAAGGGGTACACCAGAAATACGGCCGTAGCCGCAGCAACAGGAGCGGAGTATGCAACAAAAATCCAGGGCCTCATTCCGAGTCTGTAACTAAGTTCCCATTCACGTCCCATGTAAGCGAAGACACCGATAAGGAAGTGGAACACAACAAGCTGGTAGGGTCCACCGTTGTATAACCATTCGTCGAGTGAGAATGCGTCCCAGATTGGGTAGAAATGTAGTCCGATTGCGTTGCTGGAGGGGACGACCGCTCCAGAGATAATGTTGTTTCCGTACAGGAGGGATCCTGCAACTGGTTCTCTGATTCCATCTATGTCAACGGGAGGTGCTGCAATGAATGCGATGATAAAGCAAGTGGTAGCTGCCAGTAGACAAGGCACCATGAGGACACCGAAGTGCCCCACATATAGCCGGTTCTCAGTGCTGCTAACCCACTCAACATATTTGTCCCAAATACCTTTAGGACGCGTAAGTGCGATAGTAGCTGCCATTAAATTTTAGAATTGAAGGTTTGGTGAATTTGCTAACTTAACCATAACATCGTTACGATAAGCTGCGTCGTCTTCATAACGGGGATCATTCATATCACGAATCATCTCCGCTTGACTGCGGTACGAATCCGTCATCTTAGCTGAACGACCTTGGATCATTTGACCTTCTTGACCGTTAGAATCGGTGTACCGCTTTGCCATGGCTTCAACAGCCATGTTAATTTGGAAGGGATTAGCTGACTCAATGATTGCATCAAAGGCTTCGATGTCAGATTTGGGTAGGTTTTGAACAGCCCAGTTCATAATCTGCTGGTACTGTTCCTTACCTCCCACACTGTTCATCATACCATCTACTTGCTCTTGTGTCAAGTCTGGTCCTTCGCTATCCTCTGTCTGTGGAACCTCTTCTGAATTTTCAAAGAAAGCTTTGATAAGGTCTTGGAAACATTTTCAAACGCACTTGCGTCAAATTTTTTCTCAGAACTATAGGACTCATATGCTTTTGCAAGCTGGTCACTCACATCAGAGGATTCTTGCTGGTTAGGTTGTCCTTCACCCATCCGCTTCTGGAGCTCCAGGTAACCCCGTTCTAGCTCTTCTGCAGATTTATACTTACCAGCAAGTAAGTTTTGTTGTTCTTGTTGTAATGCTTCACCGACTGCTAAAGAGTCTTGTTCTTCAGCAGATAGTGATTGTACAACTTCGGTAGGTTGACTACCATCATATTGAAGTGTATTTGCCATTAGACTGGGGGTGCTTTGATTCGTCGATTAAAAGTAATTTTACCCTTAGCATTTCGGATAAACGGTGGCTCTTTTTTAGGAGCTTCCTGTTTAACTTCAG